TTACAGTAGTTACGGAAGGATATGAACATCCATTTGGATGAAAGTATACCCTTCCTCTTTCAGTTGTTTCCGATTTTACGATATCTAATTTACTCATATCATAATCTGTAATATGAGTAAATATTTTGTGTCTTGCCATCAGTAAAGGCCCAATTCATGACGGGCTTTAATATATTCTTTCACAAAACCGGAACGAACAATATCTTTAATACCAAATTCTACAGTTTCAACAGAATCAATATTTCTCAGAACATCCATTATTTCATATAAACCACTTTGTTCGGTTCTTTTATCTTTAAGATCATCCTGGCGACAATCACCGCACATTATAAATGTAGTATTTTTACCAATTCTGGTTAATATGCTGTGAAGTTCCATTCTTGTCATATTTTGCATTTCATCAATAATAAGAAATGCGTCATCAAAAGTTAATCCCCTAACAAAAGATGTTGATTGAAATTCAATGATACCCTTTGATTTCAATTCTGAATACGATGATTTAACTGGAATTTTAGTTTTAACTAAGTCAGAACAAATTTGTTCATATGGTAATTCGTAGATATTGATTTTCTCGGAGATTTTTCCTGGCAGATAACCAATTTCTCTTGAAGGAACTACGCTTCGTATAATTATAATTCTTTTTTGCGTGCAATTTCCTGACAATAATTCGTCAAGCGCAAGATATAATGAAATATATGTTTTACCTGTTCCCGCAACTCCATGAAGTATAAGATGTTTATTATCATCAAATGCGTCAAATGTTTTCTGTTGCTGAATAGTTAAAGGCTTAATTTGCCTTAATTCAAACATTTCGCTCAAAGATTTTGGCACCGCATCAGTATGTTTAGCGTTTGCTCTTTTTGGTTTATTTTTGACGACACTCATTAGAAAGTATTAATTCCTCCACCACGGGGATGATTTTTCTTAATTTCTTTTAAAACGTCTCGAAAACTGTCATCTGGTTTTCTAATTCCTAATGTGACAGGATCACCGAGAGAAACTGGATTAATTAACAATTGAATAATATCTGGATTATCATTTAACAATTTTTCCCTTTCACTATTACTCATCATTTCTTGCCATTGATCGCCAGTTTTTTTATTTTTGAAATTGTATGTTGGCATATTAACTACCTTGTGAATCTAAAATTAATCAATAATTTTCTTAATTATGTCAGATAATAATTGAGTGGTTGCTTCCACCGGAATTGCGACATCTATTCCATAATCTTCTAAAAAATGTTCCGTGATATTATCATCACCATCAAAAATTTCAATATATGTTTTTGAGACATACTTATCGGACATGCCAATACCCTCAAAACAATGCATCAATTTAATTGAATATTTGTTAAATTGAATTGTGGTGCAATAATCTGCGTCCAAATCAGAATTTTTAATTAATGGTTTTTCTTTGAACCATAATTTATAATTTAAATTGGAATCCATTATCATCGTCACTTTCATTTGAGTACATATTTTTATTTCGGCGATTTTCTTTATGTCTTTTATTTTTCCAATCGTCGCTATTGTTTTTCTTCTTTTTATTTCTGTAATCTTCACCATATTCATAATCATCATCGAAATAACGACGACTATTTGTTTTTTTAAATGTTTTACCCATCTATTAACCCTGGAAATACTTTATCAACAAATTTTTTAGTAATACGTTTGTAAGGAAGTTTTTTATCCTTAACAGACACTATCAATTCCGCATCATCTTTGTCAAGGCTTTCCAGAAGATTGATGAACAATTGTTCTCTTTTGAATTTATTGTGAGGTTTTTGCAATTCGGGGTGTCCATTCTCCACAAACATATAGAGTTTTCTGGCTTCCTGATATAACATGCCCTGTGAATCTGGAAATTCAGATGGTTTATACGGTGCCTTGCCTTGCGGCAAGATAAATTTAATTCTTTCATCAAAACAGTATTTCAAAACGATTTGTAATGCATTATTATTATGTTGATGGAGAAATTCAATTCTTTTTTCTGAATCATCTATCTCATTAGCTTTTTTCAAAATTTCAGAAATTCCTAATCTCATTATTTGTCCTTCTTGTGATTAATAATTAATAACTAGTTATATATTATTGTTATCATTTTATCTCTTTGGGAACAGTCCCAGTATACCCACATTTTTTACGGATGTCAACAAAAAAATGATGAACCAACCAGTTTTTTTAAGGAGACGATTGTAATGAAAATTGTTGTCGATATCAAAAATGAGAAAAATTCCGATTTGAATAAAATCCTCAAATTTGCAGTGAATTATTCTGTTCCCTATTTGTTCTCTTCTCTACCAAATACAAAAACATATTATTTGAATATCTACTTAAAAGATAAAAAAACATTGAAAGCAGAAAATAATGTAGAAGTATTTGGGTGTGCGTACCATATGTTTACTGATGGAAAAGAGATTAAACACCAGAATAAATCATGTATAGATTTGTGTGAGAATTTGAAACTTAACAAAATGATTTTAACATTATTTCATGAATTAGCTCATGTAAAACAAATGTGGATTAATAATATTAAATTCTTAGATGAAGGTGCTGTCATCAATGAAGTGTTGCACCCATACTCTTTCTGTGGTAGTGAGAGTTTGTCGTCATGGGAAATAGAGGCAAGTGGTTATGAAACAACATTGTTTAACATGTTCACGGAATGTTACAAATTAAAGAAAATTAATTTTTCTTTGCCTTATGATGAATTTTATGGAAAGTTGAACAATGTCCCGCAACCGAGACGAAAGAATTTTAAAGGAATTGGAGAAGGTAGCTCTGGCGAGCGATACTATTTCTGCTAATCGCGCACGATTGGCTGCATGTATTGTTTACAAAAACAATATTGTGGCGTATGGTATCAATCAGATGAAGAGTCATCCCTTTCAGGCAAAGTTTTCAAAGAATATTGAATCTATTTTTCTTCATGCTGAAACAGATTGTATTAAGAATTCTTTGAGATTTCTTGAATTGGATGAATTGAGTAAGTCCACTCTTTATATTTGTAGAATTAAGTATTGTGATACCAGTAAGAAGGAATTGATTTGGGGTATCAGTAAGCCATGTGTGGGTTGTCAACGAGCTATTGCAACATTTAATATTAGAAAGGTTGTATATAGCTGCGACGGAGATTCATACAAGTATTTATAATTCCTAAATATACCATTAGTAACTATTTTTGTATTTGGAATTATAAATGGCACAATTTCGTAAGGATACTCATCAATATTTAAATGATGGTAAAACCATATTTGAAGTAGCTATGCTTGCAGATCAATATGGTAATTTAGTTGGCGCAGCAAATCCAACTGGAACTGCAATTGATGCTTTTGGTCGTGCCAGGATATCAAATCCCTTAACATTATTTGATTCTTCTAATCGTTATAGAGATAATGGGTTATGGGCAACATCAAATAGTGCTGGGACCACTTATGAATTTAATGCAAATTCTGGTTTAATAGAATTAAATGTCACAACATCTGCAAATGCGGAAATTATACGAGAAACTACAAAAGTATTTGCCTATCAACCAGGAAAAAGTTTGTTAATATTAAATACATTTGTTTTTAATGAAGCAAAAACAAATTTACGCCAACGAGTTGGATATTTTGGCGCACAAAATGGATATTTTCTTGAGCAAAATGGAACCGATATTTATTTAGTCGAAAGATCGTATGTCAATGGAAGTGTAAATGAAATAAAAATTTCTAAATCCAATTGGAATATGGATACTTTGGATGGAACTGGACCATCTTTAATAACACTGAATTTATCTAAAGCTCAAATATTTTGGATTGATATTGAATGGCTTGGTGTAGGAACCGTTCGCTGTGGATTTATAATTAATGGAAAAATGATACATTGTCATTCTTTTCATCATGCAAATATTAATAATTTAACCTATATTACCACTGCAAGTCTTCCTTTACGTTATGAAATAAAAAATATAGAAGTTACTAGTAGTAATAGTAGTATGAAACAAATTTGTTCTTCTGTAGTATCCGAGGGTGGATATGAATTGCATGGACAACAACAATCAGTTGGGACCGCAATAACTAATGCAAAAACATTAACTACTGCCGGGACATTTTATCCTGTAGTATCTATTAGGTTAAAATCTACTGCAATGGATGCCATTGTAATTTTATCTGCTGTGTCGTTGTTAGGTGCAGGAAATAATATAAACTATAATTGGTGTATAATTGAAGATGCAACGGTAACAACTGTTTCGTGGACAGATGCTGGCGCAAATTCTTCTGTTGAATATACAATTTCCGGCACAGCAATAACAGGTGGCAAAATATTAGCAAGTGGATATTTTAATTCATCTACGCAAAGTTCAATACCAATACAGATATTGAGAGATATATTATTTAGATTTCAATTACAAAGAAATTCTTTAGCAAATACTGTAAGCACATTAAGTATTGCTGTTGCTGCTGGAACAGATAATAGTAATATTTTTGGTTCGTTGGATTGGGAAGAAATTTCTAGATAACAAATGGAGAAATAAAAAAAAATGAAAAAAATAGTAAGAAATTTCCATGGAAATTATTCATTAGTTGAAAAAAAAACATTGGGTATAATTTTAAAAGAACCATTTAAAATAAAACCAGAAACATTGCCTGTTCCTGTTAAACCTTCTACATCACCAGAAACATTGCCTGTTCCTGTTAAACCTTCTACATCACCAGAAACATTGCCTGTTCCTGTTAAACCTTCTACATCACCAGAAACATTAAAGTCAACGGAAAAAAATATTATCACAAAAACTAGCGAAGAACCAAAAAATAATATGTCAATTTCGGTTGCGGCTACTTTGGCTTCCGGTATATCTAATTTAATTAAATCTAAAAATATCAATAAACGTAAACAAGATTTACCGTCACATAGGCCATCTTCTAGTGACATTTCAACAAATATTAAAGCAATTCCTATTTTACGTGGTAATACCGAAGGAAGTATAGAACAAAAAACTAAAAAATATAAATCTTCATCTATATCTAATATAGAAAGAATTAAGAATTTAAACGCATATGAATTACAATCCACGCCAACATTTATAACGCAAGCATATGAACCGATTTTACGTGGGTATACTACTGGTAGTTTAAATCAAAAAACTAAAACATATAAATCTTCATCCATAGATAATATACAAAGAATTGCTAGACAAAATTCAACTAAAAAAACACTTCCCAGTTTGATCACTCAATCTTATGATAGTGAATTACTAAGCAGCCCACATAACACTATTACAAAACATATGTCAAAATCATATAATGAAATAAACCAGAAACAACAATTAGAAAAAAGAAAAAAAATAAAAATTTTTAAATTATATTTTGAAGAAAAATGCAAATGAATAAATAGTTAAAAATATAAATAGAGGATTATTTAATGGGAAACAGTATAAGAAAAACTTTTAATATCACCGACAGCGTAATTGATGCTGTCATGAAAATTGAAGGCATTTCCGAAAAAAAGGAAGAACAAGAACCAGTTAAGGTTATCGAAAGACCTAAAACACCTAAAGTTCCAAAGGATCAATTATTTAAAAATATTGAGAAGAAAGAAAATGAGAAAGAAGAAATTAAAGAATTTCTCTCTCCATTCGTTTCTCGTATTCTAGGAGGTCTAGCACGCAAAGCCCTTCCTAGCCCTTCCCCACGGGCTTTACCGGCTCCGGGTGGCGGCGGCGCGGGCGGCGGTAAACCCCCTGCTACTACAGCACCCCCACCGGCTTCTAGAGGCGGTAGTAGTGGCGAAGTCCTTCCACCAGAGAGACCTATTGTTAAAGGACCATCTACTACTACGGAACCTCCCACATTAGATGCTTTTAGAGTCCCGCCGGGTAGAAGACTTGGTGCAGAAAGATTACCGACGCCAGATTTAAATGACGATGAAAAAGAAAATAAACCTGCTACAAGAGCAAGAGGCGGTATAGGTTCTGATCCAGATACGTTGAAACCTCCTTCAACTTCAACACCGAAATCTGATGAAACGCCAAAACCTCCTTCAACTTCAACACCGAAATCTGATGAAACACCAAACCCTCCTCCAACAACCAGTGGTCGTAGTGGGCAACCATCTACCACAACTACTCGGCGTCCATCAACGCCTGCCACACCAAAAATGACACAGCCAAGAAAAGTGATAGATGGCGAAGTATCGACAGATGATTTGAATAAATTTTCTGACGATCTTGCTAAAGGTAAAAATCCAGTAGCAAAAAATCCACAACAACAAGCTGCCATTGATAGAATTAAACAAAGAATGCAGGATATCACAAAGGAAAACTTTGTATTTCATCCCGTATTCGGTCTAGGAGAAATTTTAGTTATCAATGAAGATTCCTATGATGTTATTTTTGAACATGGCATTGAAAAAAATATTTCGGAAGTGGCGCTAAATTTTTTAGTAAATGAGGCATCTGATAACGTTGTGAACCAACTTCCGGTTGGGTCGGGTGCCTCTTCATTTAATAATGACGGAAATAATATTCAAATGAATCTGATGTTGATTGCTGATAAATCTGTTAAATTAGCTCAATTATTAAGTAATAATTCATCAACAGAAAATTGGGTTGAACAAAATGTGGAAAGTGCGTTAGATTACATAAATAACGTATTTGAATATCTAAATTATGGAAATCAAAATGTTGTTATAAATCCAACGATAAAAGAGCAATAAAATGGCAGAAGCTACAGCTACACACACCGGTAGAATTAAATCTAGTTCGCGTATAACAAAAGCTCTTCAAAAAGCTATTACGCGAGATATCGGTGTTGAATATAATTTTGAAGACGGAACGCAAGCTACAATTGAACCTTCTTTGGCCAAGAGAGCTTTAGCGTATTATCAAAAACTTTCGCCATTTGAAAAAGCTAAAGTAGCTAAAGAAATGCGAACTTCTTTTAAATCATTTCTTTCAATAGTAAAACGATAAGGTAAATAATAAATGTCTCAATTTAGTAATAACGATGTAGCTTCAAATTCAGTTTTATGGGCGCCAGCACAATTCAATAAAACTGCAAATTCTGCCAACAGAGATACTCTTTTCACCAATACCACAGTAAGTGCATTTATAACAAATCAAACTGTTGGTATGTTTGGCATCGATGTTGCAGAGGCAAATGTGTCATCTGGAAATCTTGTGTCTGGTATAATTACTTATGCTGGCACGGGTTATACTGCAAATGCAGTTGTGACTTTAACTGTTACAAATGGTGGAACAGGCGGTAGTGCCAATGCACAATCAAATTCAACTGGTAAAATTTCTGCGTTAAATGTAACTGCTGCGGGTTCTTCTGGTTATAAAACTAGACCAACCGTTGATATTGCTGCACCGGCTAATACTACTTTTAATGCTAATTCTGCTGTTTCAGAAGGTCCTAATGGCGGTGCTAATAGTGTAATTACTATCTCATCTGCTGGTTTTTTTGTTGCGGGCGATCCTGTTCTTTATCAGGTGTCAGCTACAAATACAGCTATTTCCGGTTTGACTAGTGGCACCACTTATTATATTCAATTTGCAAATTCAACCGTAGTTGCGTTGGCAAATACTCCAAATGGCGATAGAATCACATTAACAAAAGGATTGACACAAACCGGCCATGCTCTACGTGGAATGCCGGCTACTGGTGTTGTTGTTGTTGGCGGCGCAAAAAATAATGGTGTTGCACACGCTGGGTGGGTAATTCGCACCGTTGGAACCGGTGGAAGAGCGGGCAGAACGACTCATGAAACCTTAGTAGCTATGGGATCAATGGGTAGCGATGCATCCGACGATTCTATTTTTCCTGATGCATAATGACTAAAATATCGAAATTACCAACTGCAAATTCTGTTTCGGCCAACGATTATATAATTGTGTTGACAAATCCAACGACGCAAGCCGAAACAGAAAAAACTTTATTATCTACATTATTTTCAAACGTTAATATTATTAGTGTCAATAATTTAATTGTTGCCAATAACTACACGCCGGCCAGTAATAGTGTTACTATGACGAAAGGAACTTTGTTTTTTTCCAATACTCACCTTTACGTTGCTATTTCTAACAATGTTTTAAGAAGAATTGCATTAGAAACATTTTAATTTATGTATATTGAAAATTTAACTGAAAAAAACTATATTTTGTATGCTGCCAAATACTATGATAATGTCAATTGTAGTAGTACAAAAGAATTTATGGATGATCTAGAAAGAATAATATACATAAAAAGAATTTTCAACAAATATAAAAAAAGTGGTTCAATACAAAGACGATTGGTATTGAACCACTTGACTGTTTTATATAATGTTTTCAATTCACAAGCAATAACAAGAATTTTATTTCTTAAATTAAAAGACCATTGGTGTGTGTTAAAACCATTTTTATTATATTTAAATAAATTACCAAATTATGTAATGTGTATTGAAGATATAAATATTAATACAATTGACATTCCAATGGATGAAAAAATAATAGAAGTTCTGAGACGAAAAAATGATTAAACAAGACATAGACAATATACTTAATCTACACGGATTTAGAAAAAATATTCGTTTCCAAGATGACAAGGAAATGAATGATGTATATTGCTATGAATTTTTGATTAGATTTTTGACTCCCTATGAAAAATGGCCAGCTTTTACCAGCGGTGTCATAGATCAAAATGGTAATATTTTAGTAACTAGAAGAAGAATGAGTTATAGACAAATCAAATCATTTACAAAATTTGATTTGTTAGTTTTAAAAATAAGAAAAATTATTGAGAAATCCCCTCAAAATTTTTTCATTAAAAATATGTCAACTCAATCATTTTTGTCATCTTTGTTAAAGGAATCTGAGGTTCCTGTTAATGTTTCTAGTGGTGTGGCACAAAAAGATATACCTATGCTTTTCGTGAAACGTAGAAATCCATTAACTAAGAAAGAAGACGATAAAGATGGACGAATTATTAAACACAGCTAAGCAAATAATAGCAACAGTAGCTCCAACGGTGGCAACCGCTTTAGGCGGCCCCTTGGGTGGTATGGCTATGAAAACTATAATGACGGCTCTTGATATTGATCCAAATACAGATGAAAAAACTGTGTTAGAACAAGTCAAAAAAGCCGATCCAGAAATGTTGTTCAAATTAAAACAACTTGAACAGCAATTTGTTGTTCAAATGAAACAATTAGAAGTAAATGTGCAAGAATTGGAAGTAAAAAATTTAGATTCTGCACGTAATAGAGAGATACAACTTAAAGACAACACAAATAAATACCTTGCATATATAATTACATTTCTGTATGCAGTCATGCAGATTTGGTTATTGACTGGCAATATTTTACCACAAGAAATGAGGGAGATTGTTATGCGGGCGTTAGGATCAATGGATGCTATATTGGTAATGGTGTTTGGGTATTATTTTGGTTCATCAATCGATAAAATAAAGAAATGATGGAAAATAATACAAAAAATGTTGATGTACGTTTAACTCTTTTGGAACATGATTTAAACAAGGTGGCAGAAGTGTTAGCGAAGTTGGAAACAACATTAGAAAAATTAGTTGACGTGTCAACATCATTAAAACAAATAATAGCTATTCATGAAATGAAATTTACTCACAAAGACGAAGATCATGAACTGATGAAAACTCAATTTCTTGAACTTAAAAATAAAGTTCAAGAATTTGAGAAATTTCGTTGGTATGCGTATGGCGCATTTGCATTTTTTTCTTTATTGTCTCCGTTAATATATAAGTTCCTGTTCAAGATTTAAGCTTGACACACTATGGCATGTATGTTATAGTTTGTCTGTAAATATAGACAAACGGGGAATTATATGCCAAAATCATTCAAAGATTTTAATACAATTGCTGAAATTGATGATTATATTAAAAATCTTGTTTACATATTAAACGAAGTAAAATATCTTTGTGTCAATTATGGAACAATAGATGGCGCACATCACAAAATGTGGGTTATTGATCAAACTTTACGTCTTGTTGATGGTAGTGAATATGAAAACACAATAAAAAATTTATTGGAAGAATATGATATTGAGTGGGATGAGGGTATAGCACCGTGAGTGCATGGCTAGACAGAAAATACATTGATTTATCCTCTTCCGGATTGAGAAATTTTAAATGGAAATCTCCTTCCTTGGCGAATTGCAGTTGTCCACTGTGCGGGGATAGTATTAAAAATAAATTAAAAGCTAGATTTTATTTCTTTGAAAAAAATGATTCATTCAATGTTTACTGTCATAATTGCAATGCGAGTTTTTCATTTTCATCCTTTTTGAAAGATTTCAATATTGTTCTATATGGAGAATATAATAAAGAAAAATTTTTCGAGAATGCAACAAATTCAGAAATACGAAAAAGAGAATTTAATATAAACGAAAATTCTTTGAAAATTCCTGCTATATCTTTTTCAGATTCACGTATTTCAAATTTAAAAAAGATATCGCAATTAAAATTAAATCATAAAGCCAGAATTTATGTGGAGAAAAGGAAAATTCCTTCCTATTACCATTATAAATTATATTACGCACCAAAATTTAAACAATGGGTGAACGAAATAATTCCAGATAAATTTGATGCGACTTTTGATGAACCACGATTAGTAATTCCATTTTTTGATAAAAATAAAAAAATGTATGCATTTCAAGGAAGAAGTCTGGATAATAGTGAACCAAAATATTATTCAATTGTAATTGATACCTCATATCCAAAAATTTATGGACTTGATAAAATCAATTTCAATAAACAATATTATATTGTTGAAGGTCCCTTGGATAGTTTATTTCTACCAAATTGTTTGGCTATGTCTGGTTCCCATTTTGATATAGGGTTGAAAAATATAAAAGAAAATGCTGTTATAATTTACGACAACCAGCCTAGAAATAAAGAAATATGCACCAATATGCAAAATTGCTTGAAAAATGGGATGAAAATAGTAATATGGCCAGACAATATATTATTCAAGGACATCAATGAAATGATAATGAATAATATTTCGGCGGAAACAATTTTAGATATTATTAAAAACAATACATTTTCCAGTATGGAAGCTGAATTAAGATTAAAACAATGGGTAAAAATTAAATGAAAAATATTGAATTTACGAAAAATATTATAAATTTCAATAAAAATTTTTTAATTGAGTTAATCGAAAACGGTAAAAAAGAATATAGAGATAAGCAATATTCAATTCATTTTAAATATAATTCTTTTCAATCATATTTTGATGAAGATAGAAATAAGTGGATAACACAAGTGTCTTGTATATTCACCGATTCAGAAAAATATTATTTGTTTACATATATGGCAACACACTCTTATAAGTATGAAGAAAAATTTAGCCATTTCATAGGTAAACAATCTACTAAGACAGTGGCGTGCGTACAATTGAAAGGATAAAATATGTTTAAGCCGTGGCAACGTTTTTTAATAGGACTTTGCGAAATTATAGATGGATTTTCTGCTGTAGTAAGTCTAGGATTTTATCATTCAGTATTATCCTACTACATACAAAATAAATTTATTTCTCATAATTATTATGAACATTCTTTAATTAATGTGAGGGAAACAGATAGTGACTGAAATAATTCCCTCTTTGATTGAAAAAAATACAATTTACACAATGAAATATAATGGAGAAAATTTAATCAAATATAAAGGTAAGTGGGGAATTTCTACTAATAACAACCGCGATATTTTTTTTATCGATGATATTCACACCAGAAAATATGATGAATATTTCGATAATTTACAAAAACAAATGTCTCGCGTCGTAATATTTGTGGAACAATCATTGTTCGATGAAGATGACGTTGTTTACAGAATTATGACAGGCGAGGAGATTTATTATGATTACTGGAATTTTTGGTATTCAAAAATGCTGAAAAAATTTGGCCCATCCCATGAATTGATAAATCTTCAAAACTGTATCGAAGATTTCATTACAACATATTGGGCATGGGATGTTACCGATATTTTAGGTAACATTAATTCCGATGGCTAATTTAAATTGTGTATTGTGTTCTGGCAGAGGGTATTACAGTTATGATGAAAATCATGGTAAATTTTGTGAAAATTGTTGCCTGCACAATAAAGGTTTCTGGTTATTGAAAGAACATTACGGAAAAAACAATGGGAGATATTGTTGTCTAGCGGGATGTGGTTTCACTATTGACAAAGATGAATTGCCCAAGTATAATAAAGCCAATATGAAAATTAAACAATAAGGAATAAAAATGTCATTTGAGTATTATGATGATTATGCGTCATGTAAAATTATAAGCATGACGAAAAGTTTCATAAAAAATTCAATTAGTTATGCTGAATTATCCCCACAAGAATTTATTGCATATCAAGCAAGGGTCAGTAATCCAAGTAATCAGATGAACACTTTAACATCTGAAAAATTACTGATGTATTGTATCAAAAATAAACATTGGTCTATTTTTGAAATGTTTAATATCGGAATGGAAGTGAGAACTACACGAGACATTTCCCATCAAGCCATTCGTCATTCATCCCTGCGATTTCAAGAACAAAGTCAACGTTACGCAAATCCATTGGATTTTGATGATGGATTTGTTTTGAGAGAAGCAAGACTTCAAGATAATAAAAATAGACAAAATAGTATTTCTGTGACGGATGATGAATTACAACAAGAATGGAAACAACGTCAATTAAATCAAATTCAATTAGCAAAAGATAATTATCTGTGGGCTATTGAAAGGGGAATCGCTAAAGAACAAGCAAGAGTTG